AGATTACCCAAATCAATCACAATATATTTATGCAGAAGTTGAACAAGAAGTTGAGCAAGGCTATACCGACCCATTACTTCTCCCATTCGGTTTTGAAGGTCCACCAAGATTCAAAGGCTTTACAGCTTCTAGCGGCTCAACTGTAGCCAGTTTGGGTAATACATTCGTAAATCGCTCTGCTCTTAGAGCAACAAGTGTAACACCATTCTTGGACGTTGGAACATTAGATTTTACAGGTTCATTCAAGTTCCCAACAGTAGCCCTAAGAGTATCAGCTTCTGATGCTGGTCTTCCAAGACCAACTAGAGCCTACTTTGGTCTTGATGTAGCCAAATATGGTGCAAGAGCATTGGTAGACAGAAGTTACCAAGACGTTCTTCGCGCACCACCATCAATGTATGCAAACTATGTTGCATCTGACATAAATAGAGAAATATCATTCTACTTCTCATTAGATGAATTAGTAGATACAGCTACTGGTGCTTACTGGTTATCTGGTTCTCGCGCTTCTGGTGCATCAATTACCGCAGTAAGTGCTAGTACCGAAGGTGCTAATGGAGGTTATGCTTCTGTCCTAGCTGCTGGTTATGACAAATTTGTAATGCCACTTTACGGTGGTAATGACGGCCTTGACATAACAGAAGCTGAACCAATGGGTAATCACTTACTTACTGGCGCACCTACAGAACTAACAAACCATCAACTATATACTCTTCGCAGAGCAGTTGACACGGTTGCAGACCCAGAGAGAGTTGTAACTGATATCATTACAATGCCCGGTGTTACAAACACAAATGTTGTAGACCATATTCTTTCAACTTGTGAGTCCCGTGGTGATGCGTTAGCAATCGTAGATTTGCCAGACGTATACATCCCAGAGACAGAATCTACTGACTCTCCAGCAGACCGTTCATCAACTACTGTTTCACAAACTGCACTAGCTTTAAGAGACAGAGCAATCAACAATAGTTACGGTGCTGCTTATTATCCTTGGGTACAAATCAGAGACACATACAGCGCACAAAACGTATGGGTTCCACCTTCAGTAATTGCTCTTGGTGCCCTCTCATATGGACAAGCTTCAAGCGAACTTTGGTTTGCACCAGCAGGATTTACAAGAGGTGGTCTATCAAGTGGTAATGCTGGCTTACCAGTATTGGCAGTTTCCAAGAGACTTTCAGCTTCTGAGCGCGATACTCTCTACGAGGCTAATGTGAATCCAATTGCACAGTTCCCAGCAGAAGGTATTGTAATCTTTGGTCAAAAGACACTTCAAGCTACACCATCAGCACTTGATAGAATCAACGTTCGCAGACTAATGATTTACCTCAAGAGAGAAATCTCAATTATTGCTGCAACAATTCTATTTGACCAAAATGTTCAAACAACTTGGGATAGATTCAAGACTCCAGCAGATGCTCTTCTATCAACTGTTAAAGGAAGATTGGGTATTACAGATTACAAGATTGTTCTTGATTCAACAACCACAACGCCAGATTTGATTGATAGAAATGCTTTATATGCTAAAATCTTCTTGAAACCAGCTAGAGCAATTGAATATATCGTAATTGACTTCAATATTACAAGAAGTGGTGCATCTTTCGCTGACTAAGACTATTTAAGAATATAAGGGAGAATATAAGCTATGGCATTTTGGAATGAAGCGCAATTAGAGCCAAAAAGAAAATTTAAGTTTCTTATGTCGATTGATGGTGGTGGAACACGCGACGGTGTTAATTTAAAGATACCAGAGTATGTAGTAAAAAAAGCTGGTAAACCATCTTTCAGCGTTACCGAAGCAAAACATCAATTTTTAGGTCATAGCTTCTTTTTTCCCGGCAAGCTTGAATGGAAGGAAGTAGATGTAACTATAGTAGATGCTGGTGGTTTTGAAGAGGTAGATATTGCTACTGCTGGTACTGATGCTGCTGGTAGTTTGGCTAATGATACTACTAAAACAATTATGCAATTGCTTAACGAGATGGGCTATCAACATCCAAAAGATACTGCGGCTGCTGTTACTTCTGGTGCTGGAAGAGCAAAAACGTTTTCAAAATATGGTGGAACTGCATCTCTTGGTACTGTAACATTTAAAGCACTTGATTCAAACGGTGAGATAGTAGAGAGTTGGGTACTACAAAATGCTTGGATTAAAGATGTAAATTTTGGTGATGGTGATTATTCATCAGATGATGTAGTAGATATTACACTTAAATTACGTTATGATTGGGCGGAATATACATCAGCTACAACTGCTGGTGCTTTTGCTCCTGTATATCCAAAGGCTTAATAATCAGAGGTAATAGTGAGCTATCCTTCGCAACCAGAGCATTGGGACAAAAATAAAGGTGCCCCAAAGCATAAGTTTAAGTTTTTAGTTGAATTTGGTAAAAATTCAATTATAGCACAAACTTTTACTCAAAATCAATACATGTATATGATTAAGAGTATTACACGACCAAAAGCTACAGTAGCCACAGCAGACGCAAATGACCAAGAAACTAGAACTTGGTTTGGTAATGTACCAGACCCGACAAAAAGATTACAAGGTCAAGTTTCTTGGTCGCCAATCACAATTAAATTTATTAACCAAATAGCAAGAACTATTGCTAGTGGCTCTTCTGGTGATACGGAAAATTATGAACCACCAGATGATGAATATCCACCAGTTAGTGGTCCAAAAATGGCTGTGCCAGACTTAGACCACTTCTTTAGTAGAGTTATGGAAGATATGGACCCTTCTATGTTTGGTGGTTCTGCTCCAAAAGAATTTGATTTTTCAAACAGTATTCAGTATACCAAACCACAAGATAGTGTCGCTGCGTATTTAAGTTTATTAAGTCCTATTGACAGAATTGACGCAGCAAAGAAAAACTTTTCAGACAATTGGAACGATGCTAAAGCCGCTGGTTTTACGTTTAATGAGCCAGAGAATTATTCCACAAAAAAAGATACTACTTCTACTCTAAGTAATCTTAATTGTAAATCTAGTATGGATTCGTTTATGAAAGCTAGTTGTGTTTTTATGAAATTTTTTGGTGATATAAAGATATATGATTTAGCTAATAATTTACCATTTTTACCAAAATCAGTTCCAGATAGAAATCTTGCTTCTTCAACTACTATTAAAAATGGATATTGGTCATTAAGAAATCCATATATTAAAGGTATAGACTTTGGAAGTAGTGAATATTCTGCTGATGATTTTATTGAATATTCATTAGAGATAGGTTATGAATCTGCAAGATATGTTATACTAGATTATAAACCAGATTAAATATATATAGAGGTATAAATGAGAAGAAATGAAGATAGAATGGGTGCAGAATTCAATAGCGATGCACCAATTGAACAAGTTGTTAATACACAAGAAGAACAACCAAGACAACAATTATCATTCGTAGTTCCAACAGAAATGGTTGAATTACCATCCAAGGGCTTGGTGTACCCAGAAGGGCACCCTCTACATGGTCTTGATTCAATAGAAATAAGACACATGACTGCCAAAGAAGAAGACACTTTAACATCTAGAACTCTTCTTAAGAAAGGTGTTGCTATCGATAAAATGTTGAACGATATAATCATAAATAAAAACATTAAAGTTGATAACATGATTATTGGTGATAAGAATGCTCTCGTAGTTGCAGCTAGAATTACAGGTTATGGACCAGAATACACAACGAAAGTAGCCTGTCCATCATGCAATAAAACACAAGAATTTGAATTTGACTTATTGCAACAAAGAGTAAATGGTCCATTAAATAAAGAAGAGCTAGAAGAGATAGGAATTAAAGTTACGGCAAATAATACCTATATGATTTCTCTTTGGAAAGGCAAAGCCGAAGTAGAACTTAAGCTTTTAACTGGTCGTGACGAAGCTGTTTTGTTTGAGAAAATGCAAAAGAATCAAAAAGCAACAGGAAATGCCGATACATCATTGACAGACCAGCTAAGACTTATGATACGCTCAGTAAATGGTTCTACTGATGTGGGTGTTATCAATCAGTTCGTTAACTCATTACCTGTTGGCGATTCAAGAAAGCTTAGAACAATGTATAAGAAACTTACTCCTTCTGTTGAGTTAATAAACACATTCACTTGTGTTGTATGTGATTATGAAACGGATATGGAGGTTCCGTTCTCCCAAGACTTTTTTTGGCCTAAGTAAAGAGTATATGGAGAATGTTTATGAACAATTCTTTGTTCTTAAACATCATGGTGGTTGGAGTCTCATAGAAGCATATAACTTACCTCTTGGTCTTAGAACTTGGTTTGTCAAACGTTTGATGAAACAGTTTGAGGAAGAAAAAAGAGAGTATGATAAAGCAATGAAGAAGTAGAACGCTAGTTTAAAAGAACTAGCGTTCTTTTTATTTTATGAACTATTTAATTTGAGGTATTGTCATGGCAGATAAAGATATTATCCCTATTCATATTGATTTAAACAGCAAAGATAAACTAAATGAATCTTGGTTATTTGCATTTGGCTCAATGATAAAAATGGTACTTAAACAAATGTTTGGACAAGATGTGTTTATTCCTGTGTCTGTTAGTGGTACTACTTCTCAAATTGAATCCTTTGCCAAAGCTCTTGCTGGTGAGAAAAGATATTTTGAATCATATGTTAAACATGGTTTAAATGACCCAAGAACACATGAAGATAGATATAGATTAAATATAGCTGTTGATAAGTTTGAGCGCGATACTGGTATTAAGTGGCCTTATAAGTAAAGGAAAAATATTCTAAATGATACCAACTAGAGAAGACCTTGAAAATCTTGAACAAGCTATAGCTGCCGGTGACCGATTAACTGAGAGACAAAAAGAAGTTCAAAAATGGGCAATTGAAAACGCAAAAATAAATGCAGAAATTAATACAGAACGTATAGCTCAATTAAAAGAAGAAGCCGAATTTTTAAATATGGCTTCCAAGGCTCAAGGTGAGCTTTATGATGCAGCTAATCAATATTCTAAATTAATTGCAGATGCTAGAAGTATTAGTGAAGCACAGCATCGAAAAGAAGTAGCTTTTATACAAGAAGAAATACGATTAAAAAAAAGACAATTTGAAGAAGCATTAAAAACAGAAACGGCTAATTTAAACGCTAATGAAGCAAATGATGTAAGAGAAAGGTTGACTAAAGAGTATTCTTTAGAACTAGAAAAGTTAATTAAAAAACAAAAAGAATACAATCTTGCATTACAAGAAGAAACAAATGCAAATGATGTAGCAGCAGAATCTTTTACCCAAGTTCTTAATAATCTTGGTATAAAAACAGAAAAACAAAAACTAACCATGATTGAAGCTATGGCAGTAGGCCAATTCAATCAACAAGAATTAAATCAACAAGTAATTGATTTTGCTACTTCTGGTGTTGCCGCTCAAAGAGTAATGGCAAGTCTTGGTGCTAAGGTAGTTGAATCTACAATAACCATGATGAAGCAACTAGATTCGCTTATGGCTGATATGTATAAGCTAACTGGTGGTTCGACAGCATTAAGAGAAGAGTTTGGAGAATTAGCAGACAGAGCAGGCTCTTCTGGTGTTGCTTTTAAAACAATGGGAGAGAGTATTTCTGGTTTGATGAAAACCAGTAGTAATTTCACAGAATTAACAAAATCACAACGCCAAGCAGTTGCAGCAAACAATGCTCAACTTATTGCTCTTGGTGTATCTGCTGATGTAGCAGGTAAAAATTTCTCTATATTTACTCAAGCGTTAGGAATGACAGCCCAACAAGCAAATGCGTCTTCTAGAGAACTTGTTAGTTTAGCTAACAATATTGGTGTATCATTTGAACAAGTCGCAGCAGACTTTGGACAAGCAGCTACAACTGTTGCTGCTTATGGTCAAGGTGCTGTGCGAGAGTTTAGTAAATTAGCCGCAGAGTCAAAAGCGTTAGGTCTTTCGGTTCAAGAACTTATTAACATTGTTAAGGGTGCAGACACTTTTCAAGGAGCCGCAGAACAAGCAGGTAAATTAAATGCAATGCTTGGCGGTGGTTTGCTTAATTCTTCTCAACTATTAGTCGCATCAGAAAGCGAAAGAATTCAGCTAATTCGTGATGCCGTGATGCAAACTGGTAGAAGTTTTGAGACAATGAGCAAATATGAACAAATTGCTATTGCAAATGCTGCTGGTATTCAAGATTTAACTGTTGCACAAAAGCTGTTTAATCAACAAATAAGTGGTAGCGAATTAGATAGATATCTTGGAAAGACAAATGCATTAGGTCAAAGTCAAGAAGAAATGAAAGCACAAGCACTTGCGGCACAATCTACTCAAGAAAAGTTTGCCATTATCATGGAACAGTTTGCTGCATCAATGCAACCAGTAGTTACTGCATTGGGACATATAATGTCAGTTTTTGTATATTTAGCACCAGTAATAAAAATATTATCTAGTGCTTATATGACTTTGGCTGCAATTAAATATGGTTTAATTGTTCCAATAAACGCCGTTAGAGCCGCTATGGCTGCACAAGCATTAGCAACTAATGCTGTTGATGGAGCAAATAAAAGAGCTACAGGAGGAATTATAGCTAATGGCTTGGCAATGATGGGACAAGGTATTAGGGCTTTGGGCGCAGCTACTTATAATTTCCTGTTTGGACGCTCTTTGGATGCGACCAATGCTTCTGCTTCAAGAACTGCATTTTGGTTGGGTATTTTAGTAATAGGATTATTGGCAATATTTGCAGTTTTACATTTAGCTGGTTCTCCAATGTTGTATGCAATATTTGGATTCGTAGCATTAGGTATTCTGTTTATGGGTGAAGCGGCAGAGAAAAATAAAAAAGGATTATTAGCATTTGGCGTAGCAATGATGATGGTAGGTGCTGGTGCTTTCTTGGCATTCCACGGATTAGAAGGATTTGCGATTGCATTATCTAAGTTAAGTCCCGAACAATTAAATGCATTAGTATTAGTAATATTTATACTAACGGTTGCATTAGTCCTTATGTTTGCAGCAGTTCTTTATGCTGGTACTGCTGCTGTAGGTCCATTATTAGCATTAGGC